AATACTGACGAAGGCAAAATAGATTTTGCGCAAAATGTTTTAGGTATAGACACAAACGACATTGGTGAAATTGACGAGGCTATTTTTAAAGTGTTGACCTCTAAATCTGATGCCACTGGAGAAGAGTTTCAACAAGCGGTACTCTTGGGTTTGCAAAACTATAAGCAGACTATCGCGGCTAGGTCCGCAACTAAGTCGGGTAAATCGGGGATGTCTCCACTAGAACCTTTTGCTGACGCAGTAAGAGATCTGGCAGGAAAGATCATAAATGCCACAGGTGACCCTGATGTAGCGGTAGCAATGCAAAAAGCTTCAGACGCTTTGAGGCCATACTACAACGATAATCAAAATGCGCCTTCTGCTACGATGGGCGGACAGACTGTGCAGCCGACCGAGGGTGGTCCTAGCTTTGAAGAGTTTATGGCTGTTATGCCGGGGAAAAACCCCGATATGTCTGTAGAAGAACTTACAAAGTACTATAAAGAAAACTATGCTTGAAGGGGATAACTTGTGGTTGATATCATTGATCCGTTTAAGAAATCTTCTTCCGACATAATAGACCCGTTTAAGTCTTCCTCACCCAGTAAAGTAGATGAAGACCGCTCCCAATCTGATCGTGGAAGGACTTTGATCGGGGACACAGGTATAGCCCCGATTGATTACGTGACTGAAAAGGCTGGTCAACTTGGCTATGCTTTAGCCGACAATGTCATAGGATTTGATGACGGTGTCGATACTTTAGGAGAACGCACTGCAAAAACTATGAACGAAATGGGGCAGGGCGTCGGTTCTGGTNTCGTNGGTATAGGTGAAGGTTTAGCTAGTGTAGCTTCAATAATACCTGATGCCGCTCTAGGCACAGACTATGGAGACAAAGTGGCTGAGAAAGCAGAGGCTATAAGAGATACACTAGGATTTACACCAGAAGGTTTTGCGGGGAAAGCCACAGATATAGTTACACAGTTCGTATTGCCTGCTGGATTAGCCGTAAAAGGTCTTAACTATTTAAACAAAGCCGTTAGAGCTAGAAAAGGTTTATCTCAAGTTCCTATGACAAAAACCGAAAGGTTTGGTTTAGCGGCAAAAGAGCTAGGCGGTGCTGGCCTTGCAGATGCTATTGTGTCCACAGATGGAATGACAACTATTGGAGATTGGACGGAAATAGGTCCGACACAAACTATCGACCTAATTGGTTTAAGTAATCGGGAAAAAGCATTAGCTCGACTTTATAACAAAGCGGCGGTAGGTTTAGAATCCACGCTTCTTGGAGGCGTAGCTCAAGGTGCCTTAGTGGGCGCAGGAAAAACTCTTGGTAGTTCCAAGGTAGGCGGAANTGTAAAACAAAAACTAGACAACCTTGGTCAAGACATTGACAACCTTCTTTATACCCGAATGACTGCCAAGCCTGGGACCGCAGAAGAACTAGGATACTTTAAAACTAAGTTAGCTGATGCCATAGCTTTCAGCCGTTACCGAGGATACTTACCTGATCAAGTCGCTACCAAACGAGAGTTAATAGATGGTCAAGTACAAGTAGAAATTAAAAAAGCGGATCGTATTCTTAAAAATTTTGATGAAGAAATAGGTACGTTTATAAAGAAAGCTCCTGAAGGAGAAGGCACTCTAGATCGTGTGGGTGTGATGACAAGGTTGGAAAGCTATCTAACAGAATCAGATCGAGGAATAAAGGCCAGAGTATTAAAGGAACTACCCAAACCACTTCGCAACAACGCGATTCGTATGCGAAAGCATATTGACAATCTTAGTAACAATGTTTTGGGCAGCAACTTTTTAAAAGACGGCAAGACTCTTCCAGATGGGACAAACTTAAACGATTTGATTGAACAGAATATAAACACTTATCTACGTCGCCGCTACAAAATCTTTGAGGATTCTAAGTATGTCCCTACAGAAGAATCTATATCAGGGGCAGATAATTTCTTCCGCGCAAACAAATCAGCCACAGAAAAAGAGTTAACAGAAATAGCTCGTGGAGAAGTTTCAGAATTTGCAGAGTTAACGCAAGACTTTCTCAATAAGAACGGGTTAAGAAAAGTTAACGGTAAAGATGGCGTTGAGATTAAAACAGGTGCAAAGGTTACTGACGAGGCTGCGAAAAAAGCAAGAGAAAACTTTCTTAACCGTTACAGTATAAAATCTAGAGAGACATTAGGCGGTGGACGCATGGCTCGTGACCGTTTGGAAACAGGCATGTTCATGACTCGTGAGAATGTACCTAAAGATTTGCGTAGACTTCTTGGAGAAGTCGAAGACCCTATGGAAGCGTATCTTGGTACTGTTGCAGACCTTGCACAGTTTAGCGCAGTGGATGATTACTTTGGCACAATCGCTAGGCAATCAGAACAAAACTCTGGTATTGGTAAGCTCTTTGTAGACGGCAACAAACTTGCACCAGAGCAACAAAAAGCCTTGCGGCAACGAGGGTATGTCAAACTGGGCGGAGACGATGGAGCAAGTAGTGCTATTGCCCCTGTAGGTCGTGAGTCAGATGACGTAGAGAAGTTAGTAGGCAGGTCAGGATGGGGCAGCTTAGACGGATTCTACGTTCCTAATTCAATTTATAAAAACCTTACCAATCAAGTTTTGGCAGAAGATACTTTGGGGGCACAGTTAACCAAAGCAGTTGCGGGAACTTTTCTAAAACTTAAAGGTATTTCTCAGTACAGCAAAACAGTTCTTTCTCCTATCACACAGGTTCGTAACTTTACTACCGCCGCTGCATTTGCCACGGCTAACGGAAACATACCTGTGTTCGGGCGTGGTGGTAGTTTAAAGGATTCTGCGCAAGCGGTGCTTGCAAACGTCACAAACAAAGGGTCAGACGAATTGTTTGCAGACTTGGCGGATGCTCAGAAACGTGGGGTTTTAGGAACCAACGCTGAATTAAGAGAAATACAAGACTCATTGAATAAGGGCTTGGGAATTACGGCTCGTGATCCTAAGAACTTTTCAGAAGCCATTGGTGGTTTTACTAAGACAGGGGAAAAACTTGCTAAGTCTGCGGGGAAATTCTTTAAACCTTTGGAGAATGCGTACCAAGGTTCAGATGATTTTTGGAAATATTTTAATTATAAAGCGGAGCAGACTCACATACGCAAGGCACTAGAAGGTGCAACTCCTGAACAACAGATAGCGTATCTTACTAAAAGCGGGGCGGATGTTTCGGATGAAACGGCTGGTGCTATTAGTCGTGGGTTTTTTGAAAAGGCAGACATTGATGAGATGATTGCGAACCGCGCTGCACAGATTGTGCGGGACACTGTGCCCAATTACAACAAAGCTAGTTCGGAATTAGTCAGACTAGGTCGTCGTCTTCCTATTGGTAATTTTATTTCTTTCCCTGCTGAGATATACAGAACAGGTTTTAATATTGTAAAGCAAGGATTGGATGACATGGCTTCTGACATTCCTGCTGTTCAGAATCGAGGGCGCAATCGTTTGTTAGGTTTTGCGACGACTACTACGGTGATACCAGCGGCGGTACTAGAAACTGCTTATGCGTTGTCGGGCGTAGATCAAAAAGAAATGGATGCATATAAAAGATCCTTTGCTCCCCGGTGGGAAAAGGGTTCCGTTCTAGTTCCTATTGGTAAAACGGAAGACGGTAAAATTAAGTACGTTAATTTTAGCACCTCTAATCCGTATGATGTGTTGAGCCGTTTTGCTAACAGGGCTATGAATGAAGTAGACGATGCATACAAAGAGGGGAAAGATCCTGGGCAAGTATTAGAAGATGTTGCATTGGGTAGCTTGAAGGAGGTGTTCGAACCTTTTATGTCAGAGGCTATGCTTACAGAAGCCTTGTTTGATGTTAGTATCAGAGGAGGACGTACAGCAACTGGGGCAGAAGTTTACAACAGTTCGGACAGTTTTGGGACAAGACAAGGCAAAAGGTTTGCACATGTAATAGACACACTTATGCCAAACCTGCTTCCTGTTAATGTTTCAGGTGGTAAGATAGAACCAAGTCGCGTCCTGCGTGGAGTTTTTGGTTCGGAAGACGGCATGATAAGCAACGTAGATAAAATGGGCAGAGAAAGAGATTCTTTGTCAGAGTTCGCAAGACAAGCCACAGGGGTGTCGGTGCTTGAGTTCGATCCTAAGAGGGGACTAGAGTATGGTGCCTATCGGTTGGGTCAACAACAGACAAATGCCAAGAGAACATTTAACAAAGTAACCGACGATTTCAATGCGGGAACAAGCACTCTTACCAACGCTTTTCAAACAGCCAACAACGATAAGTTTAGAATAGATCGAGAATACTATAGAATGATGGAAGACCTTCGGGACATGGGTATGTCTAATAGTGACATTAGAAGGGTGTTGAAAAAGAATAACATTGGTGGTGTCAAAGGTATCATGAGGGGTAAGTTTGAACCGTTTAAGGTTACCAAGAAGAACCGTCAAGAGATGCGGGATGCTGGGATTTTAAATAAGTTTGACAACAGCGCAGTGGTGGCTATTCAAAGAGAGATGCGTAACTTGCCTCTTGATCCGAGAGAAGAACGTCCTGCTCCTAGAATGTCTAACCCTTCTATCGTTGATCCATTTAAAACGGCCCCCGCGCCTATAACTGTGCCTTCGGCTCCAACAATCGTTGATCCATTTAAACAAGGCAGCTTACAGCTACCACAGGCTCCTCTGACCCAAGCTCGTGCGCCGGGGCCAGTGAATCCTGCTTTGCTAGGTGATAATCCGTTTAGCGCGTCGGCTAATGCACAGATTGCTGCTCGTCTCCAGGAGAGTTAGTGTCGATCTCGATGTTAAGCTTTACGCCTACGCCACCAAATAACTTAACCAGTTCGTCGCAATAAGACTCTACGTCTTGCACAACATTCATGTCCTCTGTTTGTGTAGCCAAGTTAATAGTCATGCCTATCAATTCCATGAGTGCCTCGACCTGCATAGGGTGCATGTCTCTTAGTCCAACTGTTTTGATTTTATCTATCTTCATTCGATTTCTCCCCAATTATTCTTGAGTTCATCGTCAACCTTAGAAGGGACTTTCAAGACATCCGACAACCCGTTTTCCATTATGTCCTTAATGCGTTTTGCTTGATCGTCGCTTTCTACTGAAAAGCATAACTCATCATGAACGGTGAGCATAGGCAAAAGTCCCTCTGCATAGCAGTCTGCCATAGCTTTCTTTGTTTGATCCGCAGCGGAACCTTGGATCAATTTGTTTAACGCCTTGTAAGTAAAGGCTCTTCTGATACCCATACCATACTCTTTCATGGCCTTCTCATGCGGCAAAGGTTTCTTGTATCCAAAAGAACGTGGCTCCCACAAGTGGAACCTGCACCGCCTACCCAACAGAGTTCTAATCTGCCCGTGATCCGCCGCTTGCTGCGATGCTGTCTCTGCTAGTTTCTTGACAAACGGAACCTTTTCTTGGTGTGTGTCCAACAGTTCTCCTGCTTCTTCAACTGTTACACCTAACTGATCCGCAAGTTTTGCCTTGCCCATGCCATACATGATACCAAGGTTAACAACCTTCGCTTGTTTACGCTTGATACCTGCTATGTCTGCCACCATCTGATGCAAGTCCACGTCCTTCTTGTGGTACTCTTCGACAATCTGATCGACCATTGGATGCTTGTGTGACGGACCTAAACTGGCTGCAAAATGTACCAGTAACCGCGGCTCTTGGCTTGAGTAATCAAACGATCCCCACTTGGTTCCCTCTTCTGGAATAAACAAACCCCGGATAAGCTTCTTGATGTCGGGATCTCTGGCAGGAATCTGCTGAAGATTCGGGTTTGAACTTGAGAATCTACCTGTAACGGTGCCCCCACCATCGTTTCGCAACTGATGGAACTCACAATGAATCCTACCTTTATGGGAATGCTTTAAAATAGTATCGATGAACGTACTATCTGCCTTGTCAAACTCCCGCAACTTCACAATCATCTGTGCTATTGGATGCTCGTTGGAGTTAAGCCACTGCTTGGTAAAAGATGGAGTGCCTGCCTTTCTCAGAAAGTCACCCTGCGCATCGTTAGTCGTAGGGTAAACAAGACCTAGCTCGTCAAAGACTTCAGCCACTGAGGCCGCGGCCCATGGCTCGATGGCTACACCAGACTGTCTCTTGATCTCATCCTTTAATTCTTTGATCTTAGACTTGAGTTGTTTCTTGGCTAACTCTGCTTTATCAAGGTCAACCCTCACACCTAACTGACGCATGTCGCACATCATAGGTATCAGGCTAGTCTCCAAGTTCCAGATACTCCAGAGATCTTGCTGCTGAAGTTCTATCTTTAATCTCTCCCACAGACGCAACGTCATCCCTGCATCCTGCTCCGCGTAACGACCAACAAACTCTGGTGGCAACTTGTACATCTCAGCCTTGGGATCGTATCCGAACTCAGCAGCAGCGGCACGAAGAAGCTTCTCGTTCTTGCGCTCGTCTAGGTAATCACGGCCCAGATTGTTTAGGCTGTAGGATAAACGGTTCTCGTCCACCACCGCACCAGTAATCATGGTATCTATAATCCGACCATCTACTTTAATGCCTTCTGCACGTAGCCAACCCAAATCATAGGTAGCATTGTGCATGATCTTATCTATGTGAGGCGTAGCCATCTGTCTCTGTAGCCACTTGAGAGCGATCCTAGCGTCCATGTTGTGTCCGTTGGCATGTCGTATAGGAAAATACCCTTCCCAGTCTCCTGCGGCTACTGCGATGCCCACAATGTAACCGTCCTTACGCGCCCACCCTGGTCCTAGAGTTGTTAGGTTCGGGTCACACGTCTCAAGGTCAATCGCAATCTGCTTGTACCCGGTTAGATCAGGGAACTGGGACGGAATGTTCCACGTCAGTTCCTTTCCTTGATCCATTTGTTGAGCGATGATGTAATCTTTTTCGAATATTTTATTCTGTTCGCTCATCTAACTTCCCTACAAACAAGTCTAATCTTTTTTGAATCTCAGATTCTCTGTCTGAAAACTCTGATCCTAGTGCAGAGTAACCGCACTTGTCTATCCAAGAATCCGTACTGCTCAAATCATTTAGCAATCGGGCTGTCTTCAACCAATCCATCATCAACGCCACATGCTGCGGTGTCAGATAACCCGTAGTGCTATGAGCTTCTTTGACTATGATGTTCCATCCGTCTGCAATGCGCATGAAGTTATCGTATGCATCACCATACTCCTTGGCTCTGGGACCGTTAATGTACTCTTCCGCAGTAGATAAAACCTTATCTCTTTTCATATCATGTACCTGTATGTTTTGTTGGATTCTATTAGGTAAAGGTTCTGCTTTGCCCTCGTTACTGCCACATAGAATACTCTGTGTTCATCCTCTGGATGCTTGCCCTCAACGCAGTTTCTGGTGGACCCCAGGTATACTGCTACGTTGTCATCTTCTCCCCCCTTCATTGCGTGTATTGTAGATAGTTTAATCCGCGGTGGTTTATAGATGCTCTCTCCCCGACGCTCGATGGCTCGTATGTAAATCTTCTCTGCCTCTGACAGGCGCACGATATCCATTGGCTCAGTGTCTTTGGGTGCCAACATCCCATAACTCCTAGCCAAGACCTCATAAGTAAGCAGTTCTTCTGGCTCCGCAGCGTCCAAGAGTTTTGTAGATCCTCTCCTGACTACCGCATCCTTGCCCATCTTTGGTACTGCCTCGTAAAGACTCTTAACTCTGCTAATTCCTATGGCCTCTCCTGCACTCAGTTCTTCCCAAGTTTCCATCGCCTCCAGTTTCCTCTGGTCTACAGAACTTTTTCCCTTGCGTGAAAAGTAATACTTCTCCTTCTCCAATCTCTCAGCGATTTGATCCACAAAACTATTTGTCCGCGCCATGATAGTCCATGATCCTTCGTGCAAGGGAAGACTACCCAGATTGCCGACCACTGAAACCCTGCCCTCCTCCTCACGAGGAAAGAACTCCTTGTCTAATCTGTTTGGTATTCTGCCAGAGATACTCATGGCAAGCTCCCAGACGCTACGTGGTAAGCGATAAGACTGGTTGAGGACTTCCACATTGTCAGAAGCGTTAATGAACCTACGCACGTCTACAGAAGTCCAGCGGTGTATAGCCTGATCGTCATCCCCGGCTATCAATACCTGCTCCGCTGACTCTGCCATTTTTTCTACCATAGTCCATTGCAGTGGAGTCAAGTCTTGTGCCTCATCCACAATCAACAAATCTAAACTAGGCGGCTCACCAATCTCAACGTACTGGTAAATCATGTCTGTAAAATCTACCTTACTGTTCTTCGACTTGTACTCTGTTAACTGCCTCTGGACCTGCACAAGCTTGGAATAATGAAGACTGTAATCTTCCTCGTAGTTGTACTCAAAGTCTAACGTGGATTCACGCATCACAGAACGCATCACTAGCTGTAGATACTTGGCTCCTGATCCCCCAATAGCAGGGATAGATATACCGTCATGAACTGAGGTACGATCCGCACCGTCAAAGTCCACTGCCAACATACGACCTAGAGTTTTATAGTCCTCGCGTGACATAACATCCGTAGTCTTCAACCCCAAACCATGGTAACCCGTAGCATGTAAAGTTCTGAAATGTGGGAAGTCATTCTTTGTCAGGTTAAACTTGGCACAAGCTCTGTCTACAAACTCACTGATAGCCTTAGTCGTAAACGATACCACACCAATACGTGAAGGATGCACTCCCTCTTGCAGTTTCTCTTCCACCTTCTCTATCAAAGTGTAAGTCTTACCGCACCCTGGTGGACCAAGAATTAAAGTCGAGTTAGGTATCACGACGCTTCTCCAACCATGACTCAATCTCATCACGGTCCCACCGACTAGCAGCGCGTTGAGCGTCTGCGTTGCCTAGCTTGTAAGGTTTGGGGAAGTCACCGTCTCCAACCCACTTGTATATGGCGGATTCAGATACACCTAGCCAAACCGCCACGTCCTTGGCTCTCATCATCTTAGAAAGGGATGTCATCTTTTTCAATCTCCTGTATTGGCAAGTCTACATCTTGGTTCTCAAACGCAGGAACCCACCAGACTCTTATCGTGGTCCTACTTCCATCTGCTTTGGTTATGTTTTTCTTTCCATGACAGTTCTTGTTGCCGTTCATCTGCCTCAACAACTCTTGGATCTGTGCCCTAGTATAAACATTGAAACGTCTAATGCTTAGAAACTCATCCAGACCTGACATCTTGAAGGAGGTGTACCCTTGGTTGTCTGTCCATGGCTTCCCCTGCAATAATTCTTCTGGATGCATAGCCCTGATGTGGCTAGTACAGTACTCCTCTAACAATGCTTTGAACTGACCTGTCATGGTTAGCTCCTCTGGCACTGACTGCTGTACTCCCTCTTTCATCAGAACTTGTAGATGTTGCTGCCACTTTTTAGCTGGGACTATCGGAGGCACAACTGTCGCTTGCTCCATACACGCACGTTGAAACAACTGCTGGTTCTGCAACTGCTCAGTGCTAAGTTGAATCCTGGCTCCTGACACAGTGAGAAAATATAGCCGGGGTTCGGACAGGATGATCTGCAAGTTACCAGACTCTACCATCTCTGGACCAGAAGTACCCACTCCAAACTTCATAGTCATACACAACTCTTTGTCACAAAAACTTTTGAACGGTTGCTGCTCACAGGTATAAAAATACTCGTTTTTCTTCTTCTCTAAACTTTGCTGCAATCCCATGATTTCTTTGGCTTCCAAAGGAGGAGAACACAACGCTTGATTAAATGTCTCCATCTCTGCTTTCCAGTTGTCTGGATGCTTCTGTATGCAGTAGATACCTATGTTGTACATCTTCTTGTTTCGGTCTTCCCCGGTTGCCCCCTCAGAAAACAAATGCTGTAGGCATGGAGGTCCATCCTTGAAATGCTTACGAGGCTTCTTGACCCGCATGTTCTCCAAGAACCCCACCGTTGTCCGCGTCTCTTCAATGGTATCCAAGAACTCTTCTAGTTCCATAGACTCCACGTTCTTATTGAAGCAGTAGCGTTGCGGTAGATCCGCATCAAAGTAAGGCAGGTTTAAAAAATTTCCTACGTCACCTCGATCCGCCAGGATCTTATCTTGCTTTGGGAATATCTCACAACCACTGTGCCCAAGGGCAACAGCCATCTCTAGTAAATATTCTCGGACCACCTTGGCTTGCTCGTACTCTTCAATAAACAAATACAAATGCGCTCCGCCTGATTTGGAACGGCAATGTAATAAAGGAAGCTTGAGCTTCTGTATCGTGGCTTGGAGTGCCTTGTGATCCAGATCATAGATGTCTATGTCCAGTGCGCCCCACTTGCATTTGTTATCGTCGTTAATTGGGATTGACCCAACACCCTGCTTGCCCTCAATGTGTCCCTGCATAATCTTTTTTGTTAACGGCTCTCGTACAATTCGACTTTCAGAATCGGCCTTACCATTGCGACCAATTCTTCCAACCGTTGTCGTGCCGTGTGCAACCTTCGAACCTTCGAAGGCCACAAGCATTCTTTGTGCTAATGACATGCTTGGCTCCTGTTAAGAAAAGTAGAAGCGGAATCGCGCTAACCNGGTTAGCGCGATTCCTATTGGGGAGGTTGAACANACANNANAGANCATAGGANTCTTAGTANTCCTCCCCAAACTCTTAAAACGGTATTTCTTCGTCCCGTTTTTTAGCCGCAGCTACTTGTTCCTCAGTCTCTTCGCCTTCAGACGCACGTACTTCACCCGCCTTGACACTTTCCCGAAAGGCTTTCGCCTCTTCATACAGTTCCCTCTGCTCCTTTGTCAAAGGGCCAACTTTCTGAATGGCGTAGTTGGAATACGTCTCATTCTTCTTGTTGGTTTCGTCAACAGACGTAAGCTTCCATATTGTACTATACAACGGAAGAACCTGTAACTTTTGGGTCTTTGGATTACGGGCCTTGTTCATGGTCACCATGGTTCTCCAACGCTTGGCTACCTTGCGTTGAGTACTCTTCATGTCCAGAAGCACAGGCTCAAAGTTACCCTCTTCATCAATCACCAAACAGTAGTGATCATCCGACGTGACGAGTTCGTTGCCGTTGTCTAACTGGTCAACTGTCTTGCCACCCAAGGATATACGCTCCGTCTTTGGAAGCTTGTCTGCGGAAAACTCTTGCACTCTTCCGCCGCCCATGTCCCTGGGTACCCACTCTGTGTAGGTTGTCTTGGAAAAACAAGGGATAATCAACACACCTTCTCCGTAGTTTTGTTCCGTCAAAGTGTTGAATATATCTCCAGACGAAAGACCCTCAATAAACTTGGCATCTTTCTTGTTAAGCTGCGGAGACATTTGTTGAGCCAAACGCAGAAAAGGTATCTGCAATTCATCCGCCGCAAACACCGCACCTTCCGCGCCATCTTCGAACATGTCATCCACAAAGTCTGTGCTTAACTCTGCACTTTTTTTCATAGCTACTTGATTACCCATCATATTCCTCCCCTTTAAGTATGGACTTTAATAAAGAAATTCTTTCTTTAACCATCATATTTTTGTTTGTGTTTGCATTGTACATTTTCTTCTGCGCACTGGACAGATCCGCTTCAAGTTCCCGCATATCTTGAAGATCATCATCGATTGACTTCTCTATCGCTCGTTCTTCGCAAGCGTCCTCAAAATCCCAACCAGATTCATCATTGTCCATGGAAGCACCATACTCATCTGTGTGATCTTCATCTTCCATTTCTTCCAACATCTTTTGTTTATACGC